CAACACAGGCATCCACAGTTACGATGGATGCCTTTTCTAATCCTGCGGCCCGGATTGGATTCGGTACCATGGATCTTTTGCAGGCGACAGAATATCCCCTGACCCGTATGACCCAGAACTACCAGCTCCTAACCAGTCTGTACCGGGATAACTGGATTGTTCAGAACATCGTAGCTACAATCCCCAATGATATGATCCGAAAATGGTATGAGATCAGATCGGGTATCGCTCCGGAATATATCGACCAGATGGCCCGCTTAGAACGGACCACCCAGCTGCGAAAGAAATTGCTGACAGGCTTGTGCTGGGGGAGGCTGTATGGTGGTGCAGTTGGAGTGATTCTTATCAGGGGACAAAATGATATGTCCCAGCCTCTGGATTTGGACAGCATAATGCCCGGGAGCTTCCTGGGATTGCAGATTCTGGACCGGTGGAGTGGTGTATATCCGGAAAGTGATGTGGTAACAGATCCGTCCGATCCTGATTTTGGACTGCCGGATTATTATATTATCCGGGATGAGACTACAGGCCAGACGGCTGTGCGTGTGCATCACAGCAGGGTGATCCGGTTCATTGGGCGGGAGCTGCCGTGGCTGGAACAGGTGGCTGAACAGTATTGGGGAGAGTCGGAGCTGGAGGCGATTTACAGCGAGGTTGTCAAGCGGGACAATGTATCCGGTAATATTGCAGCGCTGACTTTCCGGGCAAATGTCAACTATCTCGAAGCGGATGGACTGGATCAGCTGCTGGGGACGGCAAATACAGAGATGCAGCGCAGGTTCTGGAACCTGATGCAGGCCCAGGCAATCATGGAAAGCAACTTCGGAACCCGCATCATCAACAAGGGCGACGCCATGCACAATGTCCAGTATACGTTTACCGGCCTTGCTGATGTGTATGACAGAGTGATGATGGATGTGGCAGGTGCAGCCAGAACACCGGTCACGAAGCTCTTCGGGCGCTCGCCTGCTGGGATGAATGCTACTGGCGAATCTGATATGCGTAATTATTATGATTACATAGACGGCCTGCGGGAAACAGATTTCCGGGCTATCATTGAGAGACTACTGCCGATTATGGCATTATCGGCCTGGGGACAGATACCGGATGATTTGGAGATTGATTTTCCACCCATGCAGACCCCAGATGCCAAGGAAACTGCGGAGATTGCAGAACGCAAAACGAATGCAATTCTGGCGGTATACCAAAATGATCTGATCGATTCTGCTACTGCACAGCAGGAACTCCAGACACTGACCGAAGAAACCGGAATGTTTGGAAAAATCACGGACGAAAGCATCGAGGCGGGCAGAGGTCAGACTTACAGCAGTTCCAGAGCGATGCAGGATCCTCTGATGGGCTTAGAGCTTCCACGGGAACCAGCATCAGGCAATGAGGGGGATTTTGAATGACACGGCAGATGAAGATCCTTCTACCAGATCGGGCAGATGTAACGGCTTATATGCGTATGCTGTTTTTGCGGACAGAGCAGGAAATCATAAATGTGATCAACCGTAAGCGGTCGGTGGGCCATGTAGATTATGCTGAGGTAGCTGCTCTGGAACGTGTCCAGAAGATTCTGCAAAGTATGATAGATCAGTCCTGGGCCTATGTCCCGACGATGATAGAAAAGATATTCTACCATTCGGATAAGGATGCTTCGGGTTACTCGAATGCCCGGAAGATGACTGAGACATTCTCAGCGCCCCGGATTGCTATTATACAGCAGTTGACTGATAATCTTCTGGGTGAGCTTACAGAGGCCTCAGAAACAGCTTATGAGAGCGTACGGAAGGTCTACACGATTGCGAGACTGGAGGCTGATCCCTTCCGGGAAACAGCACTTAAAAAGGTATTGCGCAAGGAGGCAGCAGGAACTCCATGGATCAACAGCAGTCAGGCCATGGTACAGGAGATGCAGAATAAGGGGATTACCGCTTTTGTGGATAAGGCGGGGCGAAAGTGGTCTTTGCAGAGCTATGGGAACATGGCTGTCCGCACAACAGCCCGTCAGGCCCAGGTGGCAGCCCTTCTTACGGCTGACGATTACGATCTGTGGCAGATCGTGAAGGTTGGAAGCACCTGCAAGGTATGCGCGGCTCTGGAGGGAAGAGTGTACAGTAAAAGCGGAATGAACCCGGACTATCCTCCGTTGTCTCTGGCTTTCGGGAAGGTAGATCCGGATGGGGCGGATGATCTGACGAATACCTACCTGAATATTCATCCTAACTGCCTTCATTCATTGGTTAAATATACAACGATAGGAAAGACAGAAAAGCAGATCCAGAAGGATAAGGATTTTTCCAATCCTGAAAAGAATCCTATTGACCGGGATCCCCGGACGAAGAAGCAGATCAAGGCTTATCGGGAGAAGGAGCGGAACCGGCAGAGGCTTTTGCGGGATATGAGGCAGCATAAGGAATATAGGGCTGTTTTAGGGGAGGAAGTACCGAAAGATTTTGCAAAGTTCCAGAAAATGAAGTATACTGAAGGTGAAAAAATTGAGGTACTTAGAAAAAAAGTTGAAAATCTGGAAAAGTCCCGCAAATTCAAAGAAAAATTAAAAGATGGATCTATAAACATAGCTGTAAGAAATGTGAAACAGCAGGAACATATTCAGGGAACTAAAAAGTGGAGACAAAGGGTACGTTCTGATTTGGAAACCAAAGGAACAGCACCAGATATGTTCTATAAAAGTGTGGATGTTCAGAAGCTGGTGGATGAATATTCTGGGACAGGAGAATTTGAATTCCGTAAGAATCAGCAGTACCCTATTGAATACATCAGCGCAAAAGAACCGATTGGAAGGTACTTTAACCTTGGAAAAGGAAGATACGAAGAAACAAAGCGTTTTGCAATTCGTTATTCTAGCAAGGGCGTACACCTGCATCCGGTAAAGGAGGTTTGATTATGTACAGGGCTAAGATATCACCAAACTTAAAGAAGATATTTGAAAAGGGAGAACGCGGAGAGGTATTAACGCTGTTGTTAGCAGATGGCAGGCGCGTTAAATGTAGACTTGAGATGCTCACATATGCCAATAAATCAGATACAGATGATACGGATGTTATGGTTGCCCGAATAAAGTATGGAGATGGCAACGGAGAGTTGCTGGCAGAGGAAGATATAAAAGAGGTCTTATAATACAGCGGAGAGAGCTATAGTGTATACTTTGCTACAGAGTTAAGATAAGCAAAAATAATTGAGGAGAAATACCACCAGTCA